GCCGCTCAAGCCCAAGCGGCAGCGGCGGCGCAAGCTGCGGCAGAGGCTGAGGCAGCTAAGAAAGCAGCTAGTGCTTCTTGGTTTAATTCACTTCCTGAGCCTCAGTTTACGTCTACGTTCCCCGGCTCTGGCGATAGTGACAGTGACTCTGTTGCTGATACAATTAACGCTCCTAACAGCATTTTCGATTTACCTCCTCCTTCTGGCCTACCCGCGGCTCCTTCTGATTCAACATCTTCTGTTACTCCTGCGTCTGGGTCTACTGATTATACTAAAATCGAGGCTATTGATCCCGCTGAAAGAAACTTAGATTTGGCAGATACAGGGCGTCGTCTTGCTAACAATGAAATTACTTTAGCGGATATTGAAGAAATTTACGGCGAAGATCCGTTGTCTTTGCTTCGACCTGCGAATGCTGGCTTGGGTCGAGGTTCTGGCTTCAAGAGCATTGAGCAGCTTAAAGCTGAGATTGCTGCGGCTGAAGGTACGGCAGACGCTGGCGGTTATGACCGTCTGTTGGATAAGGGCGAAACTGGCACGTTTAGTGGCAACAAGCCATTGTCTGAGATGACAGTTGCTGAGGCGATTGAGTTTGGCACTAGCGATGCGTATCGCAATTATTCTAGAGATGTTCTTGGTCGTGGGCCTAATGAACTCCCGTCCACACCTATGGGCAAGTATCAGATTGTTGGCACTACTTTGAAGGATCTTGTTGATAGAGGATTGGTTGATCCGAACGCTCAATTTGACGCGGAAACTCAGGAGAAACTTGGGTCCCTTCTAGTTAACAATCGTGGCTATGATGATGTTTTAACTGGAAAAATTACTCAAGCTCAGTTTGAGAAGGGTCTCGGCCAAGAGTTTGAGGGGATTCAGAAAGATGAAGACTTCAGCTTGAGCGGCGGTTCTGTTATGAACGCCTCAGATATTGAGGCTAAAGTAGCAAGCGGAGAAAGTTTAACCCCGAGAGAGTTTGCCTTTATAACTAATCAAGTCTCTAATGCCACGGGTGAGATAGAGCCTGAGTTTGGCATTAAGTTTGGTGGCGGCGAAGAATCAGACAAAACTGGTATTAATCAGGTTTCTGATGACGAATCACAGGCTCAGAATACAATTGCGGCTCAGGAGCTAGCCGATAAAAACAAAGCAATTTATGACCGTGGCCTTGGTGCTGACGATGATCCTCGTCGCGGAAATCTTTCTGTAAATGCGGCAGAGGCTAAGTATTTACAGAATTTATTGTCTACACTTGAGTTCAACGACGAAGGAAAGTTAGTAGACAAGGACCCTAATTTTATACAAGATATTTTCGGCAAGTTAGTTAGAAACTTTACTCTTGGGCTTGTTGATATCAATGACTTAAACAAAAACAAAGTTCAGGAAGTTCTTGATGCTTATAGAGAAACTGGAAGTTTTGTTTATGATACCGAGGGCAACGCGATTGACTTGAAGACTGTTGAGGACCTTGAAAAGTTAGAAAAGCTAAGTGCTGGTGAGGGTCAAAACCCTGCTGTAATTGGTGTTCGTAACGAAGATGGAGAAACAGTTTCTTTCGGCTCTGACATTGCGAATACATCCGAGGGTCCTGTTGAAGTTGACGATGACATTTTCGCCACGATTGCAACCAGCGGCGATGACGATAATGATACCACTACAACCACTACCGAAGTTGATACTAGCTACACGACTGATGAAAATGGCAATAAAATATGTAACCAAGCTGGTTACGTTTACGATTTAGCTACTGATGCTTGTGTTCCTGCGGTAGCGGAAGAAGAGTCTACAGATACTTCTCTTAATATTGGCTCTGGCGCTAGCCGTAGCTTTGAGGATGTTTTGAAGAACATTCAAACCAAGGCTACTACGATTGCTCCTATTTCCGCGAATATCAAGCCGATGGCTCAAGGTGGCATGGCTGGTTTGAATCGTACTGCTGACAACTTCCTGAGAGCTTTAGGTGGCTAATGGACGACTTAAAAGACTTTGCGAGTTATCTCACTGACGATGAGATTTCCAAAGTAGCTCCTATGCTTGAGCGCATTAAGACGCTTGATTCTCGCAAGGTAAAGCACGATAGCTTTATGGATTTTGTGAAGCATGTTTGGCCTCAGTTTATTGAGGGCAGGCACCACAAGGTTTACGCTCAGAAGTTGCAGGATGTTGCTGACGGCAAGTGCAAGCGGTTGATTATTAACATGCCGCCTAGACATACGAAGTCTGAGTTCGCGAGTTATTTGTTTCCGACTTGGCTTATGGGCAGACGCCCTGATTTAAAAATCATTCAAGCGACTCACACCGCTGAGTTGGCTGTTGGTTTTGGTAGGAAGATCAAGAACTTAATTGAGAGTGAGGATTTTAAAGATGTTTTCCCAGATGTCAGCTTGGCTAGTGACGCTAAGGCGAGTGGTAGGTGGAGTACTAATGGCGGCGGTGAGTACTATGCTGTCGGTGTGGGCGGCGCTCTTGCTGGCCGCGGTGCGGATTTGGCTATCATTGACGACCCTGTTTCGGAACAAGATGCGTTAAGCGCGACTGCGCTTGATAGTATTTACGAGTGGTACACCTCTGGCCCTCGCCAGCGTTTACAGCCCGGTGGGGCTATTATCATTGTTATGACGCGCTGGTCGATTCGTGACTTAACCGCGAAGGTTTTGAGTAAGCAAAGCGGCAAGGGTTCTGACCAGTGGGAGGTTGTTGAGTTTCCTGCGATTATGCCTTCTGGCAATCCTTTATGGCCTGAGTATTGGTCTCTTGACGAGTTGGAGGGCGTTAAGGCGTCTATTCCTGTTGGCAAGTGGAATGCTCAGTACATGCAGAACCCTACTGCTGAAGAGGGTGCGATTATCAAGCGTGAGTGGTGGAATGTGTGGGAGAAAGACTCCCCTCCACCTTGCAGCTATATTATTCAGTCTTACGACACTGCGTTCAGTAAGAGTGACCGTGCTGACTACAGCGCGATTACCACTTGGGGAATTTTTCACCATGAGGACACGGGCGAGGATCATATCGTCTTGCTTGACGCAACAAGGGGGCGTTGGGAGTTTCCTGAACTGAAGGAAGCTGCGAATGAGCTTTACAAGGATTATGACCCTGACATGGTTTTGATTGAGCAAAAGGGTTCTGGTATGCCTTTGACTCAGGAACTGCGCAGGTTGGGTATTCCCGTGACGCCGTTTACGCCGGGTCGTGGTGCTGACAAGTTTACTCGTATGCACGCCTGCGCTCCTGTGTTTGAAAGTGGCATGGTTTGGGCTCCAGACACGCAGTTTGCTGACGAAGTTATGGAAGAATGTGCTTCTTTTCCCAATGGCGAACATGATGACTTGGCGGATTCGATGACACAGGCTATACTGCGTTTTAGGCAGGGGGGTTTTATTACCACCTCAAGTGACTATGATGAAGATGATATAACCGCGTACCGTCAGCGCAGAGAGTACTATTAGGAGTTGCAAATGGATAATGTTGACAAAGAAGCTATCATGTTGGCGCTTTTAGAGGCGATGGAAGATGGCGGAACTAACCCAATGGACGATGCGGCAGGCGCTGTTGAGCGTGGAAACCGCGCTAAGGCCCGTGAAGTTGGAATGACTATGCGCCCTAAGATGCGTCCTAAGAAGATGATGGGCGGCGGTAAGGTTAAGGGTTATAAAGGCGGCGGATGCGTAATGCCCGGTCGTGGTGGTTCATACGGAGGGCAAAGCTAATGGCTAATGTTGCTAAAAAGAAGTATGGTGGAAAGGTCGCTAAAATGGAAGCTGGTGGCAAGGTATCACAAGATAATATTGGCGCGACGTATCGTGCATTGTCCGACGCTGAAATAGCTGAAAGAAAAAAACGTGCAAAACTGAAAGCAAAACTGAAAAATGAAGCAAACATGCGCGCCCAGCATAGGCGTGACAAACAGTTTCTTGAAGATTTTAAAAATGCTGACGAAAATGATGACATGATTCGAGGGAATCTTATAGGTAAACACGCCGATGACACTCGCAGCATTTCGCAATATGGAACTGATGCCCAAGCAGGTCGCTCTTTTGGTCAAAAAACTCGTGGCAAGCAAAGCGATATGATTACCAAAAAGGCTAAAGGCGGCGCTGTTCGAAAATACAAGGGCGGCGGTATGGTTGAGGGGTATGAGTACGGCGGAGAAGTGAGCGGAAACTCCCGTGGCGGCGGTGCAGCTTTGCGCGGAACTAAATTCTCAGGGTGTAAATAATGGCTAAGATCGTTATCAACATTGATATGGAAGAGCTTAAAAGTGGCGTCAATCAAATGTTTGATGACGATCAAGTCGAAGAATTTTCTTGTCCTTTAGTTACTGAGGACGAGGAAGAAAACTCTGAAAACAAGCAATATGCTATTGATGAGTTCGCGTATGCTCCTTCTTCTAAAAACTCGGGAAAGAATCCTGAAAAGTGTGGTATTTGCAAGTATTATGACATTCGGTCTGAAATGATGGGGTGCATTGAAGATGGCATGGGAGATGCCGAAGATTTGGGTTATTGTTCTAGACTAGATTTCGTTTGCGGTTACGACATGGTTTGTAATGCGTATGCTTCTGGCGGTCCTGTGACCGATTACGAAACCGAAGATAAATCACCTATTGATGGCGGTTCTAAGGATATCTTCTAATGAGGTTGGAGCGGGATATTTTAAAGAGACTACCTCCCCACTCTTTAATGAGCATGTTCTCAGTGGATTGCTCCATACTGATGGAACGCTATTCTGCTCCAACACCTGAAAAGGAATAAAAATGGCTATTGAAAGAGATATGGGTGCTGGTGGGATAAATATGCTTCCAGATGTTTTGCCTGAAGAAGAGGTCATGGTTGAAGAATTGCCTCAAGACCCCGGTGTTTTTGAATTTGACGATGGCTCTGCAATTGTAGGGGAATATGAAGAGTCTTTGGAGCCGATGAGCATTGAGTTTAACAGCAACTTGGCTGACTACATTGATGACGCGGATCTTTCTACTATTGCCTCTGATTTGACTGGCGATATTGATGATGATTTTGCGGCTCGTCAGGATTGGGAAGACACATACAAGCGTGGCTTGGAGTATCTTGGAATGCAGTACGAGGATCGTACTGAGCCTTTTGAGGGATCTTCTGGCGTTGTGCATCCTTTGCTTGCAGAAAGTGTAACTCAGTTTCAGGCTCAAGCGTATCGTGAGATGCTGCCTGCGAGTGGTCCTATTCGCGCTGAGGTTGTTGGCGCTAATAACGAAGATGTTATTAAGCAGGCAGAGCGCGTCAAAGACTACATGAATTATATGGTTACTTACGAGATGGAAGAATACGACCCAGAGATGGATCAGATGCTTTTCTATCTTCCGGTAATTGGCTCTACGTTTAAGAAAGTTTACTTTGATCCACTAAAGGGTCGCGCTGTTAGTAAGTTTGTACATGCTGAAGACTTAGTTGTTCCTTATGGCTCAACGGACTTGGCTTCTACCCCGCGTATTACACACGTTATAAAGATGGATTCTAATGAAGTTCGTAAGCTTCAACTGGCTGGATTTTATAGCGACATTGACTTGCCGAGTAGTTCCAACTCAGAAGATTCTTCTGAAGTTCAACAAACGATTAATGATATTCAGGGTGTTCACCCTAGCAACTCTTCAACTGAGTTGACTTTGCATGAGGTCCACACAGACTTAGATATAGCTGGCTTTGAAGACATTGGACCAGATGGTGAGGAAAGTGGTTTAAAGCTTCCTTACATTGTTACGATACTGGCCGATACTGGGGATGTTTTGTCAATTCGCCGTAACTACGACGAAATGGATTCAATGAAGCGTAAGAAGCCTTATTTCGTTCATTACAAGTTTCTTCCCGGTCTTGGCTTTTACGGCTTAGGTTTGACCCACATGATTGGTGGGTTGGCGCAAGCCTCTACATCCATTCTGCGTCAACTTATTGATGCTGGCACGTTGTCTAACTTGCCTGCTGGCTTTAAGGCCCGTGGCGCTCGCATTCGTGACGAAGAGAACCCGATCCAACCCGGTGAGTTCCGAGACATTGACGTTGCTGGGACCGACATACGAACCTCTCTGATGCCCTTACCGTTTAAAGAGCCCTCTGGCACCCTTTACAACCTTTTAGGCACTCTCGTGGACGCAGGGCGGCGCTTTGCTTCTATGGCAGATATGAAGATAGGTGAGATGGGCGGCGAAACTCCTGTTGGCACTACAATGGCTATTATGGAGCGTGGCACGAAGGTTATGTCTGCGATCCATAAGCGGATGCACTATTCTCAGAAACTTGAGTTTAAACTTCTTGCGAAAGTTTTTTCTGAGACGATTCAGTCTTATCCATACATGCCTTCTAACGAGTATGGCCCAGAGGTTTTCGCAACTGACTTTGACAATAGAATAGATGTTCTTCCGGTTAGTGACCCGAACATTTTCTCTATGGCGCAACGCATTGCTTTGGCTCAAACCCAATTGCAGTTGGTTCAGTCAAATCCACAAATACACGGTGGTCCGCAAGGTTTGTATCAAGCGTACAGGAATATGTACGAAGCTCTGGGCGTTAATAACATTGACGGCATATTGCCACCACCGCCAACGCCGCAGCCTGCTAATGCCGCGAAAGAAAACCAAATGGCTATGAACGGCGCTCCTCCACAGGCTTTCCCTGATCAAGATCACAAAGCTCATATGGAAACTCACCTGTCCATTATGTCCACGCCTACTGTGCAAATGAACCCACAGGTTATGAGTATTTTGCAAGGTCACATTCAGGAACACATTGGGCTTCTTGCTGAACAGCAAGCGTCCCAAATGGTTATGGAGCAAGCTGGACCTGAAGTTCAGCAGAATCCAGAGGCTATGCAGATGCTCAAGCCAGCCATTGACCGTCAAGCGGCTATGCTTATTGCCGAACTTACTGAACAATATGCGCAGACAGTTGAGCCTGTTTCTGAAGGATCAGATCCTCTTGTAGAAATTAGGAATCAAGAACTTCAATTGAAGGCTGCTGATTTGCAACGTAAGTCAGATGAGTTCCAAGCGAAACAACAACTTGATCGTGAGCAAGACGCAGCAGATATGTTGATGGCTCAAGAGCGTCTGAATTTGCAAAAGAACGCACTAGAAGACAAAACTCGTGTTGCCGAGGACCGTGTGCAAACGCAGCGAGATATTGCAGCACTTAATAACGACACAAAGCAAAGGGGGATTAACAATGTCCAGTAGTGTTCGTGAGAAAATGGCTCAGGCCCATAAAGAAAAAATTAAAGCTATGCGCGCTGAAGGGACAGTTACGGAAACTGTGAGGGCTCGGAATGACAAAGGAAACTTTATCCCAGATGACCCAAGTACGCCAGAAAACGAAGCTTGGGTCGAAAAGCCTAAAGCCGATAAAAAACCCGCTGCAAAGAAAAAAGCAACCACAAAAAAGTCTAAGTAGGTTTAGCTCAATATCAAGACCCCAGAAATTCAAGGGTGTTTTTTAAAATATTGGGATATGTACTTGTGTTTCCCGCTAGATCTTATAAAGTTCTAGTGGGAGAATTACATGGACTCACTACATTTAGCTGATTATCTGTACAAAAAGCTGCGTCAGAAGCGCGAGGACTTAGAGGTAACTTTAAGTACTGGAAACGTGCAGGATTTTGCTGAGTACAGATACATAGTTGGACAAGTAAAGGGTCTCACCTTCATGGAAGATGAGATCAGAACCTCAATGAAAAACATAGAGTATTCAGATGACTAAAAAACTTTTCGTTCCTGACCACGTTGCTAAAAAAATAAACAATCCCAAGGGCATGGAGGATATACCCAAGCCACTGGAAACTGCGTTTGGCAAGCCAAAAGAGCAAAGTAAAAACGAGGATGATCCTTCGCAGATTAATGCGTCTGTTATTGAAAGACTTCCACAGCCTACTGGCTACAGAATGTTGATCATTCCATTCTATCCAAGCGAGAAAACCAAAGGTGGGATTTATGTTCCTGACGCGGTTCGCGATAGGGAAGCATTCGCGACTGTAGCCGCTTATGTCGTTAAGCTAGGCCCAGACGCATATCAAGACTCCCAAAAGTTCCCAACGGGGAACTGGTGTAATGAGAAAGATTGGGTTCTTATAGGACGGTATGCTGGAAATCGCTTTAAAGTGGAAGGTCTTGAGGTTCGTGTGATAAATGACGATAATATTATCGCAACTATCCTTGACCCCAAAGACATTTCTTATGTATAAAGATCACAGAAGGAAGAAATCTTATGCAAGCTGAAGACCAAGAAGATTTTGAAAATGCTACTTCCGTTGAGGTAGATGATGACGATAGTTACGTTGCTTCAGCAAGTGACGATGATGATTCCGATGATGACTCAACCCGAACAAATGTTCGAGATGATGAAGATGACTCTGAGTTAGGCAAGTACAGTAAAAAGGTAGATAAGCGAATTAAAAAGCTTACTGCTGCTAGGCGTCATGCAGAAGAGGAAGCCGCAGCGGCTGTTCAGTATATTCAGCAAGTTCAGGCACAAAACGAGCAATATAAAGAACGCTTGTCAAACTTAGACAAAGGTTACATGAGTGAATACGAAGGTCGTATAACCACTCAAGAAGCTCAGGCGAAGCGTGCTATGACCGAAGCCTATGAGGCTGGAGAGTACGACAAAGTTGCCGAAGCTCAATCTGCAATTTCTCAAATAGCAATTGAGAAAGAGCGTTTGCGAATGCAGAAACAGCGTTCTGCGCAGCAGCAGCAGCAAGAGCAAGAGCAGACTCAAAAACAGCCACAACAGCGTCAAGCTCCGGCCCGAGATTTAAAATTAGAATCTTGGATGGAGAAAAACACTTGGTTTGGTCCTAGTGGCGATAAGGTTATGACTGGCGCTGCCAGAGCAATTCACAATACATTAGTCGCAGAAGAGGGTTTTGACCCTACCAGTGATGATTATTATGCAGAAATCGACAAGCGTATGCGTCGAGAAATGCCAAACAAGTTTCAGGCTGACAGAAAGAACGTCCAAGCTGTCACACCTGCGGGTAGCGGAAATCGCACCCCTAAATCTGGGCGGAAAAAGCAAGTAGAACTTAATGCGGGTCAAGTCGCTTTAGCACAGAAGTTAAACATACCTCTGGAAAAATATGCTGCTGAAGTTGCCAAAATCGCAAATCGGAGAAATTAATATGACTGACAGATCGTCACGCGAGTCAAAATCGCGGGAGCTTGAAGAGCGCAAAGTATGGCGTCCCGGTTCAGCATTAGATGCTCCAGAGGCTCCACTTGGATACAAACATCGTTGGATTCGTGAATCTGTGATGGAATTTGATGACAAGACAAACGTCCATAAACGGCGGCAAGAGGGATATGAACTCGTTCGTGCAGAGGAATATCCAGAGTGGTTTGGACCAGTAGTAGATGAGGGACGCAACGCAGGCATCATTGGTGTTGGCGGTTTAGTATTGGCGCGTATCCCCAACGAAATGGCAGACCAGAGGAATCATCACTATCAAGGTGTTACCAATAACCAAATGGAAGCCGTTGATCGTGACTGGATGCGCGAAAACAATCCAGCAATGCCAAAACTGGCAGCGCAACGCAAATCATCCGTGAGCTTTGGTTCTCGGAGTAAAACTGAAGGATAAGTAAAATGGCGAATCAAGACGCCCCTTTCGGCCTTCGTCCTGTCCGCACGAGCACAAGCTCGCAGCGGCAAAATCGTTATCGTATTGCTTCCGGTTACGGTACTGGTATTTTCCAAGGTGACTTAGTTCTTGTCGCTACAGATGGAACAATTACTCGTGCTCCCGCTGGTGGTACTGCTCTGATTTTGGGCGTATTTAATGGCTGTTCATATGTAGATCCTAATGGCAACATTATCTACTCAAACTACTGGCCTGCTTCTGCAACTGGGACTGACATTTTTGCAAATGTTGTTGATGACCCAGCCGCTACTTTTGAAATCCAAGCTAACGCTGCATTCCCTGTAGCGGATTTGTTTGGAA